TAACGGATCTTCTTGCACAGGAATAAGAATAATAGAGTGTTGGTGGGTTATAAAAGCTATGACGGTAGAAGTTTTAGCAGATGCCGACACCGACATAATAATTTTGCACCTTGATGAAGGTCAGTCTGGATATCAAGATTTTTCTAGGTTTGGTGGATTGCCAACAAGCTCATCTTATGGAGCAAGCGGAACAGGTGACATCAAGTTTACGACAACTGGCGCAGGAGCAGCTGGTGATGCGTATCAAATCGTGATTAGAGGCATCAAAGAGTATTAATGGCAACTTCAGGCACAGTCGCATTTAGACCAAATGTCGAAGAAATAGTAGCAGAGTCCTTTGAGCGGTGTGGCTTAGATCCCCAGACTAGAACAGGTCATCACGCAGCTTCTGCAAGAAGAAGCCTTAATTTGCTATTTTCCGAGTGGGCGAACAGAGGTATTAACTATTGGACGGTTAACAATGCAACTTTGTCTTTAACCTCTGGAACGCTTGCTTACACTTTGCCTGCTGGAACAGTTGATCTGATTGATGTCGTGGTCCGTGACTCTAGCGATAGCGTACAAACAGATATACCAGTTGAAAGAATTAGCATTGCGGATTACAACCAAATCCCCAATAAGACTAGCTCAGGCAAGCCAACTCAGTACATGCTTAACAAGCAATACACTCCAACAATAAATGTTTGGCAAGTTCCAGATTCTAGCAACTATAGCCTTGTTTATTGGGCTGTTAATCAACTAGAAGACATTAACTTGGCAAATCAAGACGCAGACGTTCCTTATCGCTGGAATGATTGCATTTGTAGTGGATTGGCAAGCAAGTTAGCTATTAAATATGCTCCAGACCGTTTCCCAGTGCTATCTCAAGTGTACGAAAGAGCTTTTGAACTTGCGTATTCAGCGGATAATGATGGCGTTTCATTGAGGGTTCGACCGACGACTTTGGATTTGAATTAAATGGCTAGATACGCAAAAGGCAAAAAAGCACAGGCAATATCAGATCGCAGTGGCTTTAAAGTCCCGTACAAAGACCTAAAGACAACTTGGGACGGATTAAGGGTAGAACCCCAAGAGTTTGAACCAAAACACCCACAGCTTGATCCCCCTAAAAACGTAGTTGACGCGACTTCTCTTTTTAAACCAAGACCAGACAATGACCCGATAAATATTAGAATTGACCTTGCGTTCAATTGGTTTAATAATAATTTAACTGGCACAACAATGAATGCCAAAGCCTACGAGAAACCAAATGTTGGTATTTCTGGGATAGGTGGGATTGGCAAGTTTGTATTGTCTGCAAGCGAAACTGACACAGTTGGAGTAGCAGGCACAGGTGCAGTCGCTTCTATAGGCGAATTTGTCATTGGAATAACAATTGTTGAAACAGGGGTAGCAGGTACAGGTGCAATAGGTACGGAAGCGATTAACTTAGGAGGTTGGAGTCAAGATTCTTACGGTGGTGGCTCTTACGGTGATACATAAATGAACTATTCTACTTTGGTTTCTAATATACAGAATTTTTTAGAAGACGATTCCACTGAGCTTTCTAATTCTATTGACCAGATTATCTCTCAAGCTGAGGAGATGATTTTTCAAAGGTTGCCTTCTCTTCCTTGTTTTAGAGGCAGTGCTTCTGGAACTTTGGTAGTAGGCACTAGCGAATACACTATTCCAACGGCAAGGATGATTCGGCAGCTATCTATTACAGATTCTAGTAGCAATGTCGTATATCTTAACCATCGCATTGATAGCTATGTTCGTGATTATCATCCAAATGCTTCTACAACTGGAACGCCTGAGATGTATTCGACAAACTCAAGCTCAACCTCTGGGACAGTGGTGATGTTAGCACCAACGCCAAGCGCAACCTTAGCGTATAAAGCAGATTATATTGCCCCAGAAACAGGTCTTTCGTCTTCAAACACGACAAGTTGGGTTGGGAATAACGCAGAAAACGTATTGTTAAGTGCTTGTTTGTTGGAGGCTTCGGCTTTCTTAAAAGCACCAGAGACTGTAAACTTATATAAAGCTCAATTTGACGAAGCGATTCAGTTGTTTCAACAAGAAATGGCAAGAGATTACGCAGCAGAATACGACGGAGGAATTTAGATGGCAATTTCACAAGCAATGGCAACTTCTTTTAAAGCCGAGATTTTACAAGAAGGTCATCAACTTGACACAGACACAATAAAGATTGCCTTGTTTACAAGCTCGGCAAGTTTGGGCGCAGGAACTACTGCTTATAGCACTAGTAACGAAGTGGCAAACGGAAACGGGTATGCTACAGGAGGGGTGACTCTTGCTAATACGACAGTTGCAACTTCTGGCACTACAGCTTATTTTGACTCTGACAATCCTTCGTGGACTTCGGCTACTTTTACTGCAAACGGAGCTTTAATTTATAACTCAAGCAATTCAGACAAAGCAATTGCTGTTTTGGCTTTTGGTGCTGATTACAGTGTTAGTGGCGGTACGTTTACGATTGAGTTTCCAGCAGCAGGAACTAGCGCAATTATAAGGATTGATTAGTCATGGCAAGTACCTATGTAAACGATCTTCGATTNGAAGAGATTGGAACAGGAGAGAAATCAGGTTCTTGGGGTACTGTTACTAACACTAACCTAGAACTAATAGCAGAAGCTTTTAGCTATGGCTCAGAGGCGATTGCAGACGCTTCAACGCACACCATTACTGTTGCCGATGGGTCAACCGACGAAGCTCGCTCGCTTTATCTAAAATGCACTGGTGGCGGTCAAGCTTGTACAGTAACCCTTGCACCAAACACCTTGTCCAAAGTTTGGATAATAGAAAACGCAACCAGTTATACACTTACTTTTTCTCAAGGATCAAGTGGGGCTAATGTTGCAGTTTCCGCAGGTCAAGTAAAGATGATTGCTACCGATGGTGGTGGTGCTTCGGCAGGTATTGTTTATGACTTGTTAGCTGATTTAAGCGTATCAGGAGATTTGTTTGTTGCAAACACATTAAATGTTGCTGGTGACACGGCTTCTGGAGACACCGCATCGGTTGGTTATGCTTCTGCCGATGGCATTATTGTCACGGGTCAAGGTTCAACTTCCGACGTTACTTTAAAAAATGATGCTGATGGGTCGGTACTGACTATACCCACTGGCACGACTAACGTAGATATTGTTGGTGATGTTACCGCTTCTACTATTAACGCAGACGGAGACACAAGCGCAAGTGATAACGCAGCGATGGGTTATACCAGTGCCGAAGGGTTAATTCTTACGGGTCAGGGTAGCACGAACGATGTAACCATCAAGAATGACGCGGATGCTGACGTATTGGTTATACCCACTGGCACAACTAACGTAGACATTGTTGGTGTGGCGACAGCAACTACATTTGAGCCTGATGGCGATACAAGTTCGGGCGATAACGCAGCTATAGGATACACTTCCGCAGAAGGGTTAATACTTACAGGTCAAGGCAGTACCTCGGATATTACTTTAAAAAACGACGCTGACGCTACAGTATTTACTGTTCCTACTGGCACGACGGGTGTTTTATTTCCAGATGACAGCGTTGCTAATTTTGGTACTGGTTCGGACTTACAAATTTCTCATAGTGGCTCACACAGCATTATTGCAGATACTGGGACAGGTAATTTAAGAATACAAAGTAGTCAAGTTGACATTCTTAATCCAGATGCAAGCGAAACAATGGCTACGTTTGTTCAAGATGGCGCGGTTACGCTTTACCACAACAATTCAGCTAAACTTGCTACAGCCTCTGGCGGAGTAGATGTTTCTGGTTCGAGCAATACTCAATTTACGGTTACATCAACTGGAGGAATCGGTTCTATAGAAGTTGGCTCTGCTACTAGTAATCAAGCGTTTATAGATTTAAAAACGCCTAGCAGTGATGATTTTGACGTTAGGCTTGCTTCTGATGCAGATGGAGCAGGCGGTAGTTTAGCGATTGCTGGCGGTACATTTACTCTGTCAGGAAGTGGTGAAACTATGGCTACTTTTGTAGATGATGGCGCAGTCACTCTTTATCACGATAATTCGGCAAAAATTGCAACAACTTCTAGCGGAGTAACCGTTACGGGTACAGTAACCGAAACCTCTGATCTTAGATTAAAATCAAACATTGAAACAATTGATAGCGCATTAGATAAAGTAAACCAAATGCGAGGCGTTTATTTTGATAAAGAAGGCGTTCGTTCTTTAGGTGTTATTGCTCAAGAAATGCAAAGCATTATTCCAGAAGCAGTAGTTGAAGATCAAACAGAGGACAAATATTTATCTGTTGCATACAGTAGCTTAACTGGTGTTTTAATCGAAGCCATTAAAGAACTATCGGATAAAGTAAAGGAACTAGAGGCTAACTAAATGGCAAGTTCGTACACAACAAATTCAGGAATTGAGAAACCAGCGCAGGGCGATCAAACCGGAGAATGGGGGACAACGATTAACACTAACATGGACATCATTGATCGTTCTATCAATGGTGTTTTAGCTTTATCGTTGTCAGGCACAACCACCACTTTAACCACTACAGACGGGACTTTGACTGACGGAATGTACAAGGTGCTTGTGTTGGGTGGATCACCTAGTGGCACAAATACCATTACGGTTGCACCAAACGACGCAGACAAGCTGTATTTTGTGGTTAATAGTAGCGGTCAAACGGCTACATTTACTCAAGGCTCTGGTGCTAACGTCAATGTTTTAAACGGAGATACCGCTGTTATTTATTGTGATGGCGCAGGTTCAGGTGCTGCTGTTGCTGATTTTACTAAAGATTTAGGTATGTCGTCTGTCAATATAGATGGCGGTACGATTGACGGTGCGGTTATTGGTGGGGCTAGTGCAGCAGCAGGGACTTTCACTACCCTTGATACCAGTGGTGCTGTTAATTTAAATTTAACCACTGACTCATCAAGTTCAACGTCAGGAGCTTTAATTGTTGACGGTGGTGTTGGTATTGCTAAAAAGCTATATGTCGGCACTGACGCTGATATAGACGGTACATTAGAAGCCGACGCTATGACTTTAAACGGCAGTTCAATAACCACGACTGCTACATTATCCACCGGCATCAGTAATGGAAACCTGCCAGTTTTTACTAGCGGTGTAGCTGACGATGACTTTTTACGAGTTGCTGGCACTTCTATAGAGGGCAGGTCAGCTAGTGAAGTGCTATCAGATATTGGCGGTCAGGCATCTTTAACCTTTGGCATATCAAATACGAACGCAGTCAAAATAGATAGCGCAAGTGTAGCTGATGATGAGTACGCAAGATTTACCGCTAATGGCTTAGAAAGTAGAAGTACAGCAGAAGTGTTGTCTGATATTGGTGGTCAAGCATCACTGACTTTTGGAATATCTAATACCAATGCAGTGAAGATAGACAGCGCAAGCGTAGCGGATGATGAATATGCTCGTTTTACAGCAAGCGGATTAGAAAGTAGAAGCACCTCGGAAGTCCTTTCAGATATAGGGGCATCTGCCGCAGCAGGTTCTAGCTCGATTGTGACCACAGGGGCTTTAGACGCTGGTAGCATTACTAGTGGCTTCGGAGCTATCGACAACGGGACTTCTAATATACGAAGTGCAACGATAACCGCCGAAACTGCTTTTGTTCCAGACGCTTCTGGTGGTGCTGATTTAGGTAGCACCTCATTAGAATTTAACGACCTTTTCTTAAATGATGCTGGTTCTATTCAACTTGGTGATGACCAAGACGTAACAATTACACACGTTGCTGATACAGGCATTACTTTGAACGATAAAGATATTGCAGGTGTTAGCAGCATAAACTCAGGGCAGATTGGTGGTCGAAGAAACGTAATACACAATCCAAACGGTGCGGTAAATCAACGTCATGGAACGGCTGCTAATGTAGATATGAACACTTATGCTATGGATAGGTGGCGTTCTTTTGGTGGTGGCACAGGATACGGTCAATCATTCCTTACAAAATCAGATGCAGGTGAAGGTGACGGATACTACATCAGATACCAAAGACCTAACGGAAACTCAACTACGTTTGCAACAGGCATCGCTCAAGGGTTAGAAACTGTAGACAGTAAACATTTGGCAGGAAAAACTGTAACGCTTTCTTTTAGAGCTAGAGGCGGTGCTAACTGGAGTCCTACAGATGGCAGTACAGCGTTTAGAGTTGTTGGCGGTGAAGGTACTGATCAAAGCCCAGTAGGTATGACGACCGCTGAAAATGCTTTTGTTGTGACTGCCGAAATACCTCAAGGCGGTGGGTTTGTTACTTATTCTGGAACTGGGACTATACCAGCAGATAAAACACAAATAGCTATACAGATTGCGTGGACTTGGACAGGTACAGCAGGAGCTAATGACTATATAGATGTAAGAAACCTGCAATTAGAAATAGGAAGTACCGCTACCACATTTGAGCAGTTGTCTTATGGAGAAGAATTACATCGATGTCAAAGGTATTGTTTTGTTGCTAGACCGCCAACAAATACAGCTTTAGCAACAGGGTTTGCCAGAACTACCACTACAGTCCATTGCGTAAAAGCATTTCCAGTTACTATGCGAACAACACCTAGTTTAGCGTTTTCTAGTGCTACAGATTTTCAAGTGCAGTATTTGGGGAGCACTGCAACTACAACAGCGATGGCGGCTAGTGAACTAGGACCAGATACGATGGCATTTCAAGCATCGGTCGGTTCTGGTCTTACTGCTGGACAAGGTATGTATGTTCGAGATTTAAACGGTGGTGCAACTATTACAGCAGCAGCGGAGTTATAAATGGAAGTATCAGACATCAACGCATGTAAATATACAGCTGGGATAACTGGCGACAATATTAACGTCAAAGTTACTTTAAATGGCGGTGCAGAATGGTTTGTTCCGCTTGACAACACCAACAGCGATTATATAGCTGTATTAGCTTGGGTAGAGGCAGGTAACACAATAGCGGAGGCAGACTAATGACTGAAGAAGCAAACGTAATTAGTATTGATGGTAATGACTATAAAGAGTCTGATTTGTCAGATAAGCAAAGAAAGTACATTTGGCATATTCGAGATTTGCAACAAAAAATTAACAAAAGAAAAGTTGAACTAGAGCCGTTAGAAGTTGCGTTACAGTCTTTTACTAACATGTTGTTAGCCGAGTTAAAAGACTCATACAAGTTTGAAAACGGCGAGAGCTTTGACAAAGAGTCAGGTTAATGGATGCGATTCAAGTTGCTTTTGTTGTTCTTTGCGCCCTTAGCGCATACGAAGCTTGGAGTCCTTAGATGGCTGAAAAGAAAAAGAAAAAGTCTAAATCCAAAGTTAACGAAGCAGGAAACTACACAAAGCCAACCATGCGTAAGCGGCTGTTTAATAAAATCAAAGCAGGCACAAAAGGCGGTAAGGCAGGTCAATGGTCTGGAAGAAAAGCTCAGATGCTTGCTAAACAGTATAAAGCAGCGGGTGGGGGCTATCGGTCGTAATGGCACTTAAAAAGTCACAGAAGTCTTTAAAAAAATGGACTAAACAAAAGTGGCGTACTAAGTCAGGTAAAAAGTCTTCTGAAACAGGGGAACGCTATCTGCCAGAAAAAGCGATTAAGGCAATGAGCGCAAAAGAATACGCAGCCACAACTCGTAAAAAACGAGAAGATACGAAAAAAGGCAAACAACACAGCAAACAACCGAAGAAGACAGCGAAGAAAACTAGGCGGTACAGGAAGAAATAATGGGTTTTAAGCTTGCAATGATACTAGGCGCACTTTTACTGGCTTCCTTAGCTGGCTCTGCTTCGTACATTAAACACCTTAACAACCAGATGGCGGTGCTTAAGGGCAACCAAGTCATATTAGAAAACCAAATAGAAGAGCAGAATGCTTCAATAGATGCGTATTTAAAAAAACAAGAACAAGTTAGCTTTCAGCTAAAAAGCATGGAAGCAGAGAAAAACGAAGCGTTACGAGAGTTTAACAGCCTTAGAGACAAGTTTTCTAAGCACGATATGGATAGTTTGGCATTAGCCAAACCCAAACTTATTGAAACAAGAGTTAACAACGGTACGCGCAAGGCAAAAGAAGCCTTGGTAAAAATCACCGACCCTGACCAGTTTGAACCACAGGAAGAGCCTGTTGAAACACCAGAGATAAAAATAGAGACCCCAGATGCAAAAGCTGATATTCGCGGTTAGTTTATTATTAATTGGNGGGTGTTCANTNATGCCCCATACCAAACAAGTAGAAGTAAAGACTATTGCTGAACGACCGCCTATGTACCATCCACCTTTGCCAATGGAAATGCAATTGACGGATGTGCAGTTTGAAGTGCTTACTCCAGAGACTATGACAACTTATCTGGGGTTGATCGACGAAAACAAAGCACCACGCAAGCCCTACTATGCGTTGACTACCAAACAATATGAAAATTTAGCCATGAACATGGCTGAGATAAAAAGGTATACTAAAAACATACTGACCATTGTAAAATTTTATCGAGATTACGACAAAGAGGAGTGATTGATATGTTGGAATGGATAGCTGAGATTATTGGAATAGTAACCGCGATTGTTTGCGGAGCAAGTTTTCTTGCTGCGGTAACTAAAACACCAAAAGACGATGAATTGTTAGGAAAGCTTTACAAGGCAATTGAATTGCTTGCGTTAAACGTAGGTAAAGCAAAGATGTTACCCCCAAACAAAGAATAAAACTCCTTGTGAACATCAAGCGTTTAAAAAATGACCTAGAGCTTGACGAAGGTATTGTTTACAAAATTTACCTTGATCACCTAGGCTATAAAACTTTTGGCGTAGGTCATTTGGTTCAACCAACCGACCCAGAGTATCTGTTGTCGGTCGGGGAGCAAGTGTCAAAGGAAAGAGTTAATGAGTGTTTCGA